ATAGTCCTCTGTACTGTGAGTCTAACAGTGGAGCATCATCGCCTGTGGGTTTTGAACCAATGTTTTCGTCGTCAAGTATTTGATTGATGGCATAGTCTGCCGCCACGTTCCAACCTTGTGGGTTTCTGTCGCCACGTCTTAACATGTGTTCGAATGCCACATGAAGCACTTCGTGTGCTAATAGGAATTCAACCTGTTTGACATCTAATCTATCAATGAACTCAGGAGCATACCAAAGATGTCTGCCATCAGTGGCCGCTGTGCCAATCTCTTTGGATTCTTTGAGGATCAAACGAGTGGCCATGTTGCCAAAGAATGGTTTCTTCAGCAACAATGATATTCTGGCTGTTATGATTTTTTCTTCTTGTTGAGTTCTCATTATCCCTCCATACTCGCTACAACATATTTGCCAAACTTCTCATGGAATTTGTTGAATGACTTCAACTTGCTTGGCTTCATTGGTAGTTTGTATGTGGAAAGAGCAATCTTGGCACCCATCACAGTGAGTTCTGTGTCAAAGTTGTCCATCATAAAGTTCAAGAAGCAGTCTGCCATTTTGTCAAAATCTTTGTGTTTCTCATTTTCTTTGAGTTCATAACACATAGACACTGCCAGTGAATACTGTCCTGACACTTCGACTTTCTTGGGCATCTTCTTGACTTTGCCGGATAAGATGTCTGTTGGGTTGGGAAGGTCAGCCGCAATTTTACGATGAGCCATAAATTTGATGGCTGTACCTTCGCCAACAGCACCTGCAACCAGATCAGTGAGCGTGTTGTCCGGCAGGTGTTCTGTTAGTAATTGACTAACGAATGACCAAGTTCTTGGTGTAGCAAATGCTTTTGAAGAACCTTTGGGATCGAAGTCATACAAATCGTTTTTTGCAAATGTGCAGTAACCCACAACATCTGCATGAATATTATTAAGTGTGGCCCATTCAAACCAGTCATCAAAGTCCACTTTCATTTCAATGTGAACAAAACGATTGGAAAGAGGAGCAGGCATTCTGAATGTAACACCTCTGTCTGTTTCTCTGTTACCCGCCGCCACAATTGATACACCCTCAGGCAGATCATAAGCACCAACTTTCCTATTTAGGATAAGTTGATATGCCGCTGCCTGCACAGCCGGAGGTGCCGCATTGATCTCATCCAAGAATAGAATTGCTGTGGATTTAGGATCCGATGGCAGTTCAATGGGTGGTGCCCATTCCATCTTGTTGGTGGTTGAATTGTAGAATGGAATACCTTTGATGTCTGTAGGCTCCCACAGTGGTAATCTGATATCAATCACTTCACGTGACTGTTCGTCTCCAATCTGTTTGACAATATCGGACTTACCAATACCTGGTGCACCCCATATCATCACAGGTCTCTTCAGTGCAATACAGTGTTTTAACCCTGTGATTGCTTGTTTAGGACCAATTTGTCTTGTAGTTTCAATTGTCTTATCGCTCATCGTTTGTTACGCTCCTTATGTATATTATTATAATATCATATAGGGAAGTGTCAACCCTGCAAAAAGTCGCTATAATTGGAAGTTTTCTATGTCACCATCCAGCATTTGTAACACCACTGCTGGTTTTTGTGCAAACAGATACACATATGATTTCTTTTTTGGCAGGTAATACGGACAAGGACACTGTCTATCAAGATTCAACATTGATTTCATTGTGAGAGGTTTGTTCATTCTAATCTTGTAGGTTTGAAATTTGGCATATTTCAACAGTTGAAATCCTTTGTATGTGAGTTGAAATCTTGCATCTTCTCTCACAAATGATCTAAACACAAGTTTTTTAATTTTGTCTATGGTGAAATCAAGGTCACACTGTGTTTTCAAAAGTTCAGCAAGTTTTGATTTAGTTAGTTTCATCAGTCATCAATTTACCTTGCTTTAGTTCATACACTTTGAATTCGCTTGTTTTGAACATTGCATTTAATTTTTGGGCCAAGTTATGGGCATGACCTGGGTTTGAAAAAGATACTTTTTTGTATTTTGGTCCAGGATAGTTGGAAATAATCGATGATGATTTGAGGTTAATGGGTTTACCTTCGTAAAACACTGCATAGATGGCTGAGGCATCAAGCACTTCTTCCATCTTGTAGCTCTTTTTGTTGGTAAACTGCAATAGGGTCTTTGGTTTAGGACGCGACATTTTTGACAACTCCTCTTATATTTTTTTGTAAAGCACGAGCAGCTCGTATTTTAGCAATAGTCTCTGCAGAATGTTTACATCCTGTCCTTAAATTTTTTTGCTTTGCTCGTTTTTCACGGATGATTTTTTTAGTCTCTTCTGTGTGCCTAAACTTTTTGGACTTTTCACTGATTATTTTTCTTCCTTCATCAGTGATGCCTGTGTCTCCACCCATTAACCCATCTTCAATTTTTATGTTAGCATAGTCTTTGCTTTCAACAATGTTATGTTTTTTAGAATATGCTGTTGCAAATTTTGTGAGTTTTTGTTTGTTGGTGAAAGGTTTAGTCCAAAGAGTGGTTACATCATTTCCATGTTTTTCTAAATGTCTTGTCCAATACACACCTGATCCCTTGTAGGTGTGAGGATTTAGCACAGTTTTGCCAAAGTATTTTAAACCTGTTTGGTTGTGCTGTTTTAGATATAGAAATGTTGTAATACTCATTATGTGAGTATTTATCTAGGTTTTATTGGTCGAAGTGCTCTTTAAGATGTTGATAAGTGCCTATGTATTGATCATCCAAAAAAACTTGTGGAACAGTCTTTGCTGTGGGTATTGCTTCTAACAGTTGTTCGCGTGTCCAACCATTACCTATGTTTCTTTCTTCAAATTCAATACCTTTTTGATTCAATAAAGTTTTCGCCATGTCGCAAAAAGGACATCCTGGCTTGGTCCATACTATGTTCATTTAAAATCTCCTCCGTCCATACTTATATCTGACGAAGATTCTGTGCGTCTACTTGATATTTCTGCATAGTGTATTAACAAGGTAGTGAGAGCATTACGCACTCGCTTAGCATGTTCTATGTCAATTTTGACTTCACGTTGGCGGGCATTGTCGGCTTTATTAATTGATTCGATAAAATTTTTTAAATGGAGTGTATCATCTATTTTTGTTGACATTTGAAAAAGCCTGACGTTGCTCCATTACTGTTTTGAATGGGCCTTGAAATTCATTTTGTGTGATTGTTGATAATTTTGGACAAAAACCTTTGACCCATCCTTTAGGGAAATGCACAATGTAATAACCTGCCGCATACATGTTGTTTGAATTTGGCGATTTTGAATACAATGGAATCTTGTGCTTGACATCAAGCACTGCATTGTGAGGTTCATGCTTGGTTGGGTATCCATATATTTCTTTTTTTGGAATTTCTGTCTTGACAGTATTTTCTTGAGACAATAAATTGTTTGAAAAAAGATTAAACTGATCATCTATTTCATTTTTAGAAAGCTGGGCAATAGATGAATCTGTACCTGTCACAACAAAGTTGTTTTCATCGTGTCTTTGAATAGTGCCAATTCTTACACCATTTTGTTCAATGATCCAAAAACGATCAGGCAGTAATTGCTTGGTCTTGATGGAATCTTGCGTTGAAAGGTTCTGCATAAAATTTAACATTGTCTCTTATCCTCACTAAATCGTGCTTGGCACAAAATTTCAACAGATGCACACCAACATTGCCAACAGTTTTTGCTTGATCTGTTGCAGTTGCTATGGTTTCTGCTATTTTAATTTTAATGTCATCTGGTTGTTTGGTCAAGTCAATTAATTGTTCATTTACAGCAAACTCGTCTTTGACTATGCGTTCTTTACCGTTGTGATCAACCCATCTACTTAACATCAGATTGTTCCAAATAAAACCCTGATTTTTTCTGTCTTCAAATGCTTCTTTGAGTTTGTTGGTGCGTACTTTAGGAAATGCTGAAAACACATTGTCTGACGAATCGCCACGCATACATTTTTCAAACAGCAACCATTCAGGATTTGGTGGCAGTTTGGGTTCTTTGGTTTTCTTGTCTATTACCACATTGTCTTTGTCGTCAAAAAATCCTTTGGTGTTGGCAAATATGTCTGTGATACCGTTGTACTGTGATACATTTTCACTCAACAGTTGATAAAAGTCTGTGTCAGAAGATATAATCACATGACGATCATCTGGGTGTGACTGTGTCCAGCCTGCAATCAAATCGTCTGCTTCAAGTTCAGCATGCCTCAACACAGTGCAGTTGGTCTTCTCTGTAACAAATGTTTTGAATTCATCAAATGTTTGCCAGAACAGTTCATCTGCTTCTTGTTCTTGTGGAGTCATGGCATCACGAGTGACTTTTCTGTTTTGTTTGTAGGCAGGATAAAATTCTTTACGCCATGATCTGCCTTCAAAACAAAACACCACATGATCTGCTTTGAATCGTTCATAACACTTTTTCACAGAATTCATCATGATGTGCAGTGCCAATCCCAACTTGGTATCAACATCTTCACCTCTCACCACATGTCTTGCTCTGAAGAATGTGTTGGCAGAATCAATGATTAGATATGTTTTAGGAGATTTCAGTTTTGCCATCCTCTCGCTTTTCTTCTTTGACAATAGCATTGTCTGTGGCGAGTGGTGTGGCCTCATCTGCTATTGTGTTGCACAGTACAGAGAACCAATGATCGACAACTTCTTCATCTGTGTTGCCGGAAAATCCATGCTTCTTGAGATTTTCAACAAAGTGCTGATTCCAATCAAGTTCAAAATATCCATACTTGGGATTCTTGGGATCAACATTTGTGTCTAAAACTTTGATGTAGGGTTCGCCACGTTCTGTGGCAAGATCCTTGGCAGTTTTTTCCAGTTTCTGCTGTTTGTTGAATATGTTTTTTAACTTATCAAGCATATTAATAATATAGCAACTAAACCAAAAATTGTCAACAGTCCCCATTTTGGTGTTGATTTTTGGTGATAACTCTTGTCATCTGACGGTAGTGGTTTCATAAAATTTCTCCTTGAAAATACTCTCATGTTCCTATTGCGTTTCCAAACAAATGCACGTGAACACGAGCCGCCACATTGTATCCTCTACGAAATGCTCTTCTGGCTACATCGCCTGCTGTGGCATTCTGTTCTTCTTCTCTTGCACCCACAGGCATTACCCATACAGGCCAATCCACACCAGTGTATCTTATCTTTGCAATCACTTCTTCCATTTCTTCCCACTGTTCATCCTTGTTGCCCATCACAAACTTGAGTTGTCCTCTGTTTGACAGTTCATAGTAGTCACGAATGATTTCAGGTTGAATGGCTTTGTCTGCCTTTTCACCTGCCACTGTCCACAGTTTGGGCGACACAGAGAAAAACACTTCTGTGGGTTTTTCAGCAAGGAACCATTTGAACGAATCTTTTAGTTTTTGTGTGCCATTGGTTTCAAATGTGATAGAAGCGGGCAAGTTCATCTGTTGTTCCAATTCTTCATACACACCAACAAATGCATCTTGTGATTGTGGCATCAGTGGTTCGCCACCTGTGATGCACAGATGTTGTTGTTGAAAACTTACTGGATGTTTGAACAAGCCATTTGGGTTGGAATCTGTTCTCAATACATCTACCACTTTGTTGGCCAATTCTTTGGGTGTGGCTTGGCCCATGAGATGTTTGTATTTCTTGGCCCATGTGTATGATGAATCACAGCCTTTGTCCCACACAGGCAAGTCTTCTACTCTTTTGACTTGACTGACATCATATGTTTCATATGGCAGTTCCCATGATGTTGGATCTGTTGGATTGATCTGTCCAAAACCATTACACTGTAGATTACATAAGAAAAATCTTATCCAAGCAGTGGGCACACCTGTGTAGTGTCCTTCACCTTGGATTGAGTGAAATATTTCTGAGTAATAATATTTTTTTTCTGGTCTGTTCATTCTTTCGTGATATTTTTGTATTCTCTTC